AGATCCCGGAAAAGGATGCTGCCCACGGCCGAGCCCTTACGCACAAACATGGCGAACTGAACTGCCCTTCTGTCGTCTTACGTAGCGGTCAGAGGAACGATGCCGCCGTCAATAACTTTCAACGGTGTGAAGTAACCGGCGTACGCAACCTGCAAACCCATAACACTAGGCTCAACAACCTGCAGAGTTCCGACACGCTGCTCGTAGGCTTCGATCGCGGCGGTTGACGCCAAGAACGCCTCACCGGACGACAAGCCAGCCGACATAACGGTCTTCACACCCGAGATCACACCCATAACGCCCTGCGCGAAATCGTTCGCCAAGAAACCCTGACCCTGCTGATTGAACGGACCATACGGCGCGAACAGCGGACCGAACACCGGCAACACATCAGGAGCACAAGCCAGGAACAAGGTGCCCTGACCGCGAACCGCCGTGTAGACCTGAGCGACAGCCTTCCACACAGCCGCAGCGACAGTCGCCATCGTGGGACTACTGGTGTAACCGACAGCCGTGGTGGTTGTCGTCGCCAACGCTGCCGCGACCGCGGCCTCGGTCTCGATCGAATACTGCGCGGCCAGATCATTGATGATGATGTCAAGCACGCCGGGCTGAGAGAAATCAATCGACTGCCGCGACACGTTGACATAACCACCATATGTGACGGCTTGGCCGGTCAAACGGGTGATCGTCATCTTCTGGCTGACCAGTTCCGCCTTCTCGTCAGCGGCAGCACCGGCCGAACCCTGCGCAGCAACCGAGGTGTGCTGGGTAACCAGCGGGCGGTGCCAGGTAGCGTACGGCATCGGGCGAGCACCAAGCGTAGAGACGATCGGCCGAGCAGCGTCGATGAAGTTGATCACCGGCCCCAAAATTGGGTCGGGGACAACACCAGGCTCATCGCCAGTCCGGTTGTGGTCAGCGGCACGGTAGTACATCTCGAGCCGGTCCTTGGCCTCACGGTTACCCGAAGCGGCCTTCCAGGTGTCAAGAGCGAAAGCACCAGCCGACCGGTACTCCACCGGACCAGCGTCGCTGCGACCCTTCAGCATCTGAATTTCCTGCCCAACCTCGCGGGCACGCGTAGCCGCCTCATAAGAGACACGGGCCACGTCCTCGATAGTCTCGAGCTGGTCCTTCAGAACCGCCATACGACCACGAGACTCACTGATCAGAACCTTCTCCTCATCAGTGAGGTCACGCTCCGCGTTCTGCGCGCGGTGAACAATTTCGTTGGCGAACGTCGTCTTCTCACGCAGCTCGGTTTCGAGCCTGCGAATCATCTCGTCGTTCGCACTGACATTACTGCCAGCCATTTTTCTACTCCTTTTGTTTGGAAATTTGAATTGGGATGTTGTCAGTTAGCCCTCTCGGCCAGCGAGAACACCCCTATCAGGCGTTTCCAGCCCACTCGGCCAGCGAACAAACTTCCCCCTATCAGGGAAACTTGCTAAAGCTTTTATGCGCGGTTCAACCGCTCGTTAGCCCACACCATCGTCGGATCGGCCAGATATTCATCCAGATTCGGCGTTAGCAATGGTGGCAACTCGCGCGCCGACACCACAGGTCCAGCATCACGAATGCCCAACACCTTCGCACCCGTATAGGCCGGTTGCGGCACAAACGACAAATGATCCAAAAAAGCCCGATTAATACGGCGCGTCATCGCATTCCGATCCAGCTGCTGATCACTATTTTGTTTAATCATAAACCCGACACTCGGCGACAACGCACCATCAGCAGTCAACTGCAACATCTCATCGCCCGCCGCCGTCTTACTGATCCGCGTGTTCAGCAGAAGCCCATCATCGTGGCCGGGGAATGCATCCTTAACTTTCCCAACCAAATGACCGCCAGCATGATCGAAACTGGGTGCCCGCAGCACCGCAGACACCGGAATACTGCGCTGCCGAGTCTCCAACCCGTTGAACGCCGACCGTGAGAACACTTCATTCCATGTCTCGCCGCGATATCCTACCTGCGTCGATTGCTCGTAAGGAACCGCGATCACAGTAATGATTCGCTCCGCGAAATCAACCCGATCAACATTCGCCGCACGCGCCTCAACCGAGGAGGCCGCGCGCTGCCCCATCATCGCGTCTTCCCTCTGATCGGCCGCCTCAGACTCACCCGACATCTTCTCAAGATCCGCAGGCGGCTCTTCCTTCAGCTCGTCCTCATACAAGCTGACCAGCTTCCGCGCCGCCGCCGCATGCTGATCAGCACCAACACCCTGAACCTGACCAATCCTCCCCGCCGCCGCATGCACAGCATTGCGATTCAGCGTGCCGTCAGGTTCACGTACAGGCAGCGCATACCGATCCTTAGACTGAGGATCGCCGCTGCCCCTATCAATCAAACACGCCGCTTTCCATTGCGCCGGACTGTAGTCAGCTTGGCTGAAATCAGACCACGGCTTATCAGATACACCACTCACAGTGGTTGCCCTTCCTGCATAAGTGTTTGCGCCACCGCATCCGGGCTCCCAGACAGCTCAGCACCGGTCAGAGCAGCCGCGGCTGACGGAATACCGTCGAACCGCTCCATAGCGCGAATCTCAGGCACCGACAAAGCGCCCATCTGCTGAAGAATCTGGTACGCCTGAGCCCGCTCAAGCAAATCAGGGCGCGAATACTCATCCCCATTGAGCTCCACAGACTGCCCACGAGGCAACAACCACCCCGACAAAGCCTTCATCACAGCATTAGACTTCGGCCGCAACCCAGCCCGGTCATGATGATCAAACAATTGAGTCGCGTTCGCATAAGTGAACTGTTCACCCTGCGCCATCGGCAAACCCACAAGGAACGGAGGCACACCGAGCAACACCGCGATACGCGATTCAGAGAACTGCGACAACTCCAACAACGTCAAATCTTTAGCGCTCATCGACTGCGACTGTTCAACAGTCACTCCACCAGACGTCAACGCTGGGCCACCAATACGCCGCTGCCGCGACTCCACCCACTGATCAATCAAATCATTAGCTTCAGCCTGAGTCACTTTCCGACCAGGAACATTTAACCAATAATCAGGCACCCCGCCGGTTTCCGCCAAATTATAGGCGTAACGCTGCAACAACGATGCCGTCGTCATCCGCGCCCCGCCAGCCTCGAGCGGACCGTGACCGTGCGCGTCAGCAGTGCTGCTGATATTGCGGATATGCAAAATCTCGTCGGTAACATCCAAACCGCCAAGATGGTACTCGCGGCGGCCACCAACAAGCTCGCAGTTCATCAGCCACGGCGGGATCACCCGGAACCGAGCCGGGCGGCCATCCGAACCATTCACCATCGGCAACACAAACGCTTCGCCGAGCTGATAATCCCAGAACAGTTGCTTGGCGAACTCCGCCCACGACGTGTAAACCGAATCGTCAGGATTGATCAAATACGACGGAGGCGGCATAATCTGCCCGTTTCTCAGCCGATACGCCGGGAAACTCGACAAAACGCTAGCGTTCAGATCAATACACGCCCAAGCAGTATCAATCAGCCTCTGCAACCCCAAATGGCTCGTCCCAGGGCTCAAAGCCCACTCAGGCGTAGACCACTCAGACGGATAGCCACCCCACGGCGACGGAGACAGAAACGGCAACGGCCCACCCCAAGAGCGCTCCCCAACGATCTCCACCCCATCAGGATCGCCACTGCCCTGGCCTGGGCCGACATCGCCAGAAGGATTCGAGTTCGGCGTCTCACCAGCAGAATTAGGCTGATCAGTTCGCCTATTCCAAAACGCCACACTCACCTCCTGCAATAAATCGACGGAAGGGGAGCCTCTTGCAAACCCCATCGGTAAAAAGCGGCACTACACGCAACAAGCGGACTATCGTTATGGCCGCCAACCTCGCGTTCACGGTCCCACTGCTCAGACTGGCCGGTAAAACGCGTCCGGGCACGCCCCACAGCCGTATCAAGCTCCGCCTGCCCCACATGCACAAGCGTCGCAGCGTTTACCGCCTCCTGAAACGCCGCGCACGCCCCGCCCATATCCGGAGCGGACAACTTCTCAAACTCAATCCCGGCGCGCGTCAAATCCGGATACAACGCTTTCGTCTGCCCCGGAGTCAACGCCACCTCCGCAACATCACGCAACTGCGTCAACGCAATCACCTGATCAGCAACCCAATCCATACCAGGCCGCGAATCACA